CCACAAACTTATCTGTACCATCTGTTTTAATATCAAGGTCAGTAGCCGCAGTTACAATTACAAATGTAAATGTTGACCCAAGATTGTTGAGTTGGTTTGGGTCATCATTGCTATCAGGAGCAGTTGAAACAATGGATGGTAAAGTAAACTTACCATCAGCATCATTACACAAAAGCACCTTACCTGCATGTGAATCCACTGTTATTGATGTATCAGCAGTTAAGCTTACAACTGAAGCATTACCTGATGAAATAAAACCAGCTAGTGATCTAACCGGTCCTGAAAATGTTGATTTAGCCATAATTTCTCCTAACTAAATAAGTTGCTTCATCTTTGGAGTAAGTCTGCCAAGTCAGTTGAAACAACAAGTTACCTTGGTTTCAAATTAGTATAGCAGAAAAAGAAAGGGGAGCAAAAGCTCCCCTTTTTTATGGTTGAGAATATTAAGCTCCTTGGGAACCAAACACTCCTCTCCAATTTGAAACACCAAAAGAATATCTTTCTCTTGCTCTGTACCTAATGTTACCTGTAGAAAACTCAGGTTCCATGGTTGTCTCCATTGGTGATCTCTCAAACATTTTGAGTCCTTCACCATCACTATTCACAGATGTCAAGATGAAATATGCATCAGGGTCATTGAGATAATGATTCACTGAGAAACCATTTGGTATAGAAGATTGATTTCTAATTGAGTTAAGATCATTGTCTGAAGTTCCAACTCTGCCCGGTGTGTTTAGAAGCCTATCAGCTACAAACACCAACTGTGGTGGCACAATTAGTTTTTCAGGTCTAACTGCAATAGTTAGATTTTTGTCATCAACGAAAGTTGAGATGTCAATGATGTTATCCTCTAAAGAAGTTTCATTCAAATCAGCCATAGTGCTTGCTCTATTTCTAGCAGTTCCACCACCTGTTAAAGGGTGTGATGTAGAAATAAGAGGTTGCCCATCACCAATAGCAAAGTTGGTATCAAATGCATTGTTTAACACATTAGCACCTTTAACTTCTTTGGTGTGTTGCATACTTCTAGCTAAAGCTCTTGTATAACGAGAGCCAAGCTGTGAATACAAGTTATCCTCTATAGCTTCTTCTGTTAATGC